CCTCAGTATTGCCCTCTTCCTTTGCAGGAGCTTCGCCGGTAACACCGACAGCGATCAGAGCGGAGAGGGGGTAATACATGATGACGCCAGCAGTACGGGACTCGCAAGGAACGACGGTTTCGAGGTTCTTTGCCTGTACAGGGTACTGTCTGAAGGGCATGGGAGTTTCGAGGGAGAGCTTCTTCTCGTCGTTCTTGAAAAGGAACGCAACACCTGCGCCGGTGCCGTCGAGGGCCGCGTAGGGGTTAGTGCCTACAGAATCGTCGTTCAGCTCGGAAGCAGGAACGATCTTCTTGATGTAGGGAGAGTGCTCAAGCAGGTACTTCAGAACGGAAGTCGCGGTATCCTTGATTCTCGCGGTGCTGATGTGCATGAACACATCAGAAGGCACACAGAGAGTATCGGGACGCTCTACGTTCTTTGTAACCTTCGCAACCTGCTTTGCCATGCCGTTGATGTCAGCAAGGATTTCATCGGCGGTTTTGAGGAGCCAAGAGACCTCGCCGGATTCAATGCCGGGCTCGATGGCATAGAGAGGAATGCTCTGACCTGCGGAAAGAACACCCATAAGGCCGCTGTCTTCGTCGCCGGCCCACGCGATAGCGTTGACAGTGCTGTCGTTCGCGTATCTCGCGGATTCGCCCTTACGAGTATCGAGGGACTTGCCAGCAAGACGGGAAGCTCTCATTTCCTGTGCGGAATAGCCATAGGATGTACCGATGGACTTGATCTTCGCGTAGCTGGGCTTACCATCCACGTCTGCGCGAGGCAGGTCGGTGGAGTAGTTGTCGATGATCTTAGCCACACCGTGCTTGTCGTAGGTGTAGTAAGTGATGGTTTCTGCGCCCTCATCAGCTTCGGTGCTGATCGGGAACAGACTGAGCGCCGTGAGTTCGGGGTACTCTACATCGTAGGACTGCTTCTTGACATAGTCAAGCTCACGGGCGAAAAATACAGACGCTTCCTCTGCGCTGTCGAAGCGAGTTCCTTCGGAAGCTCTGACTGCGTCGATGATGCCGGAACTTCTGAGAGTTCTCGCTTCGGCGCTATCGTAATGAGTATGTTTCATGTTCGCCTTCCTCCTTCTTTATGCCTGCTGCTGATTGAACAGCTCAACAGGAGCGACCTGTGCAGTAGTATCGACAGGACCGATGAAACGGCCCTTGATTGCTACGCCGCCTGCGGTGTTGGTAAAGAAGCCTGCTTCGTCGCCGCTGGTTACAAGGTAAACAGGGTCGCCATAGGCAGGAGCCGCACCAGCCGCAACACGGACATAGATTCTGCCGTAACGCATTACGCCAACAGCAGCGTTCTTGCGAGCGGCGAGCTTGCCCTCGCAGTCAAATTCGGTGGTGCGATTGTTGGTCGCAACACCCTCGAAATCGGCAGCAGTTGCACCGTCAGCAGGGAGCTTAACGGTCTTGCCGGGAACAGAGCCCTTGACAACGCCAACGCCGAACTTCAGCTTGCCAGCGTCTTCCTCGTTCTTGAACGAGTCGATGGCATAGGGTGCAAGATCGACGATGCCGCCGGCTGCACCTTTGGGAGCGAAAAAGCTGTAATTAGTCTGTGCGCTCATGGTTTAGTCCTCCTTCTTATTCTTGTGACGCGCGATCATTTTCTCTCTTGCGCTGAGAGCGGAATCGCCCTCGTTCTGAGGATCACGACCGTCGCGGTTGAACATCTGCTTCTTCTGATACTCGGTGTCCTTTGCGGGGCGAGCTTTTACCTCGTCGCAAGCACACTCGAACATCGCGTCGATGAAAGTAGTGCTTCTGCCGTCAAGACGGACGCCGGGGCGAACAGCCTTGATGATGGCTTTCTTTGCAGACTGGATGTTCATGTCTTCGAGCCCGTCCATGTTGAGGGTTCTGCCGATCATGCCGATCTTCACGCGCTGACGGATGATAGCGTCAACGGAGTCTGCGTTTACAGCAGGAGAGGACTTCTTGTCGCCGCAGTCGTCACCGTCCTGTGCGACAGGCTTATCCTCGAGATCGTCGTCGCTCTCATCCTTGTTGTCGAGGACGTCCTTGATCTCTTCGATTGCCTTTTCCTCTTCGTCGGTCTTCTTACCGGCATTGAACTCTCTCTCGGCAAGCAGAGTGTCAATGATGTTCAGAAGAACTTCGATGTCTTCGTCCTGCTTAACGATAACATCGTTGGCTTCCTCCACGGTAGTGGGATCAGCCTGCGAGTCTCTGCGGTCTTTGCGGTCCTTGACCTGCTCAACCTTTTCCTCGACGGTGGAACCTTCTTCCGCTGCGGGAGCATCCGCAGGATCGGTGTCAGCCTTTGCAGGCTCGCCTGCGCCGGGTTCCGTGCTGACAACCTTGTCATCCACGGGTTCGTCTTCATCCGCCTTACGAGCGGCGCGACGGGCTTTGTACTCTTCGATAGCCTTCTCGAGTTCCTCGGGAGAGAGAACACCGTCAGCACGACGAGCACTTGTGTTGGTCTTCTTGCTCATAGCTTTTCCTCCTTTAAGGATAAAATTATTGTCGCGGCTATCAATATTTAGTCGCGCCGTTTCGCCTGCACGGGCTTCTCGCACAAGGGCAAGATGATTGATCCGAATATTTCGCTGGATAGCATCGTAATGCTGTCCGTTCCATTCTCCGGGCGTTTCATCAAGATCGAGGTTGTAGCCGAGAGATAATTCCTTCAACCCGCAATCTTTCATTGCGTCCGTGTCGTGGATAACGATTTCAGCTCGGACATCGTTACCATTGCGATACCCTTCTGTCAGTATTGTGCCGATCTGCTCCTCATGGACGTTGTCAGTCGTAACAAGACCTGCATCATGCGTGATGATGATAGGCTTGCCTTGGTAAGAAGCAAGACTTTCGGGCGCGAACACCTCATCGGGGAGTCGCAACTCTCGTCTGACAGAGCCGTCAGAATTGAGATACTCGAAGATACCTGTGGTAGTCAGAATTGGTCTGTCCCGCAGGTAGCCTTCGGGTGTGAAATAAGTCTGTCCGAGCGGTAAGCTGTCCAGACGTATCACCTTAGTTAGTGTAGGGGCCATACTTCAAGCCCACCTCCTTTCGGAGAATTACTGCCGATCACTCGGCTTTGTCTTCATCTTCGGGGGATTTGTCTCCGATGTTGGAAGTCAGCTCGCCTTCCGCGAACACGCTTCCGCCGCCGGCATCATCCTCGTTGACGGTTTCCTCGCTTGAGGCGGAGGGTTCTCCGTCCTCGCCCTGCGTAATAAGCTGGGTCAATACGAGAGTGAGCCTCTGAAGATGCTCAAGCTCCCCAAAGATCATGTCTTCGTAGGTGTCGAGAAGCAGCTCGTTGCTGTTGTTCTCGTGCTGTTCGGTTCCCATCGTCAAGGAACCGATCTTCTGACAGGTCTTCTCGATCTGCTGGCACACATCGCCAATGGCAAAACAGTTTTTCATGTTGTTCACCCTTTCGTGTAAAATGTAGGACGGAAACTCACAGCAGGAGAGTCCCGGCTGTTGCATCGTTCTTTCAAGAACTCCATTGCCGTTACTCCTTGCATTTGCCGTACTTGTTCACATGGAAGGTGTCTTCCCACCCTCTGTATTTATCACGCTCGACCAAATCGGGAGTACACTTCTTGTTGCACTTCTTCTTGGAGCGCAGACAGATACAGGCGGTTTTGCCGTCTTTGTAGTCGATCCACACCTTGATGTATTCTTTGGCAGCCACAAGAGCGTCCCTCCTTTCGCGAGATTTACTTATCCGATTTCATCGGAATGTCAAGCGTGTCAATGTCGAACACCGGGATCGCTACGCATCGGCAGCAGTGATCTTCTCCCGGGTGGCATCTACGGCCCGTCATGACTTTGCCCGATTTCTTGGTGATATACCACATCTCGGGCGGATTGTCCCAACTGAAGATCTTGCCGTTCAATGACCTGTGGCAGTCACGGACGCGACCGTCTCTCGAGTCGGACCATCTGTATTTACTGCACCCTGCATCTTGCTGTTGCTGACGCGAAATCTGCGCGTTCAGCGTCGAGACTTGGTCTCTTGCAAGCAGGACAGCTTTCGATTTGGTTGTGCCATACTCCTTCTGTATGGCTTTCTGAATTTCCCGCATCGGCATACCATGCACGAACCCATCAAGGATGAGCTGTTGCATATTGCTGAGCGTTTCGGCGGGAATACTTTTGATCTTCAGCACATTTTCATCCACCCATCGGCGG